CAAAAGATTGCAGATAAATTAGAAGTTGACCCTGACACTATTAAATGGGATGACCCATTATTTAAAGATGGAAAGATTTTTCAATCTGTTGACCCCAAAGACCCAAGCAAGATTATTGCTCGCCCACTATGGGAAGCAGATAAAATGATTATGGCTGATGAGCGTTGGCAGTATACAAAAAATGCTGATGCACTTTATATGGGTTATGGCAAAGCAATGTTAACTAAGTTTGGAAGGGTCGCATAATGGCAGTTCCAGATAGTGCAAGACCCGATACCGCTGTTAGAGTTGAAAAGGGTGACACCCTTAGCGCTATTGCTAAAGAGGCTGGCATTAGCCTTGCAACACTTTACGACTTAAACCCAAAGTTTAAAACCGACCCTAAGTATCAGGGCGGTAATATGATTTTCAGCAATACGCTGGTTAACCTTGCTCCTGCTACAAAGGCTGCAACATCAACTCCAACCCCAACTCCAACTCCTGGCGGTACAGTCACTCCTGATGTTCCAGTAGTTCCAGTAGTTCCAGTTGTTCCAGTTGTTCCAACACCTGGTTCTGGTGATACATATAAAAGTGGTGCTGGAACCCCTCCAGGTCAGGTAGATGGTGGAGGAGCCACTGGTGCAATGCCAGGAGGCGCTACAGGGTTTTCTGGTGGTTTTACTCAGGCTGATATTGATAAGGCATTTAAAGCAGGTGAAGCAACAGCAGCCAAGGTTGCTGCAGATAATATCTATGCCAATAAAGTTAAAGCATCCGATAAGTTAATTACTCTTTTTAAGGCTCAAGGTATTGATGACCCTGGGTTTGCTAAGTTTATTAGCGATAACATTATGAACGATGTATCTGAGGCACAAACACTTATTGACATTTATGACCAACCAGTATACAAATTACGCTTTCCTGGTATGGAAGCATTGCGTAAGAAAAACCGTGCAATTACAGAAGATACTTACATTAAACTTGAAAACCAAATAGTTCAAACATTAAAGTTCTTTGACTTACCAGTAGGCTTTTATGACAACCGTACTATGCTTGGTTCAATCATTGGCAATGAAGTATCACCTAAAGAAGTACAAGATAGAGCACAGGCTGCACAAGATTTGGTTAAGTCAACTAATCCAGAAATTCGTAAAGCCCTTAAAGAGTTCTATAATATTGGCGAAGGTGATATTACCGCTAACTTCCTTAATGGAGATTTGGCTGGACCATTGCTTCTTAAGCAAGCACGAGCAGCAGAGATTGCTGGTATAGCAAAGACTACGGGCTTTGATACCTTTACAAATACAGAGGCTCAAGGACTTGCCGAAAAAGATGTTTACAAGAGTATGAATCTAACTGATTTAACCACTGCTATTGGTAAAGCAGGTACGCTTGCTGATACACAGAAGCGACTTGCTTATATTGAGCAAGGAACTTACTCAGATAGAGAAGCATTACAAGCAACTATTGAAGCAGACCAACAGGCAATCCTTGCATCACAACGCAGAGCAGCCCGTGAAACTGCACGCTTTAGTGGTAGCAGCGGATTAAGTTCTGGCTCGCTAAGACAATCTAGCGGAATATAAAAAGAATCCCCACCCTGATAGACCAGCCCAGGGGGGCGTAAAAGCCTGGTAGCAATAGCCGACATAGTTTCCCCGAATTATGCCGAGGATTGCGAATACAACTAACGAAAGGGAGATAGGTAGATGGCTACCAATTATGATGATGATGACTTCTTTGATGAGGACAATGAGCCTCAGGATGTTGTCAAACAACTACGCAAGGTAAATCGCACGCTTGAAAAGCGTTTGAAAGAACTTGAAGTAGAGTCAACAACTCTAAAGAATCAAACTCGTCAGCGCACCGTAAAGGATGTACTGACAGCAAAGGGTATCAACCCAAAGGTTGCAGCGTTCATACCTCAGGATATTGAAATTTCTGAGGAGTCAGTTTCTAACTGGCTTAATGAATATGGCGATGTATTTGGTGTTAAGCAAGAGCCACAAGAAGGCGAGAGCCAGGCTCAGAACCCAGCACTGCAAGCACAGAAGCGTATCAATGAAGTTGTGTCAACAGGTACTCCACCAGGAGTAGATGAAGATTCACTGTCAAAGATTCTAAACGCTAAGAGTGCCTCAGAACTCAGTGCATTACTCGGTGTTTCAGTTCTTTAACTCAAACTACCAATCACCAGGAGGTGAACTATGGCATACACAGATACCTCTGCACTCGCAGGGTTAATCAAAACCGCGTATGACCGCTATGTAGAGTTCGCGCTTCGTTCACAACCATTGATTCGTTCAGTGGCAGACAAGCGCCCCGCTCAACAGGCAATGCCAGGTTCAAGCGTTGTATTCTCAATCTACAACGACTTGGCACCAGCAACAGCAACACTAGCAGAAACAACTGACCCAGATGCAGTAGCACTGTCAGATGTAACTACAGTTTCTGTAACACTAAATGAGTACGGAAATGCATCACTTGTAACACGCAAGTTGCAACTGTTCTCACTATCCGATGTTGACCCTGCAGTAGCAGACATCATCGCTTACAACATGGCTGACTCACTAGATAGACTTGCGATGGACACCCTTCGCACAGGTACAAATGTGATTTACTCAGCATCATCAACAGCACGCACCTCAACAGCGACAATTACAGCAACTGACACAATCACTGCTGCTAACATCCGCCGTTCAGTTGCTAAACTCCGTTCAAACAAGGCTGTTCCTCGTGAGGGAAGCCTTTACTGGACAGGTATCCACCCAGAAGTTTCACACGACCTTCGTGCAGAAACTGGTTCAACTGGTTGGCTAGAAATGCACAAGTACGCAGAAACTGGCACAGGTAATTTCTGGGCTGGTAACATCGGAACTTACGAAGGTTCTTTCTTTGTTGAAACACCTCGTATGTACCGTGGCGTAGATGGTGCAGATGCCACCGCTCTTGCTACAACAACAGTAACTGTTGCTGGAACATCAGCAGGACTTACAATCGGTGTGGCTTCTTCATCTGTAATCGCTACTACTGCAGAAGCAGGAGATAAGATTGCAGCAACAGGTATTGCATCTGGTGCAAAGATTGTTTCAATCGTAACATCAGGTTCAACCGCAACAATCACTGTAGACACAGCAAACACTGCTGCGGTCACAGTTGGAGCGACAGTAACAGTTACTCCAGTAACTGCTGTTTACCGCACAATCGTTGCAGGTAAGCAAGCACTTGCTGAGGCTGTTGCACAGGAGCCAAATGTTGTTATCGGACCAGTTACTGACAAGTTGCTCCGCTTCCGTCCAATCGGATGGTACGGCGTACTTGGCTTTAGCCTTTACCGTCAAGCAGCGCTTTATCGCATTGAGTCTGGTTCATCCATCTCTGCATAAAGTAATTGTAGTTGAGGGGGCGAGTTCGCTCGCCCTCTCTCTACACTAATCAAGGAGAAGTAATGGCAGAGTATTTATTTAGAACACCAAGTGTTGAAGAAACACCTATGGGCTGGCATCGTTTACTAGAGCGTTATTCAATCGCTCGTGGCGTAACAGTAATGATGATAAATGGTACTTATTCTTCTTATCGTTATCCTGCACAAACTCAAACTGCCGAAGCCACTGAGGTATACTTAGGTGGACACGATTATATTATTGATGAAAAAACTAAAGACCGCCTGACTAACCCAGCCATTGGCGGTAACTACGGAGATTACATAACAGCGCTATGAACCTACATCAAATACAAAAGCACCCAGAGTTCGTTGAAGGATGTTTTGGTTGCAAGGTAGGAACACTCCAACTATCCCCAGGAGATGCTGCAGGCAATAAAGGTATGTCAAATAAAAAATGGGATGCAGAGTTAAAACTCTATAAATCTGCTCGTGACCAAGGTATACAACCAGCAGGCACCTCTACTAAGTTAATACAAAAAGCAATAGATGATTCAAACAAAGTAGGCAAAGCCTACGATGCAAACACTAATAGTTTTAAGGGGTAAACATGACTGCCATTGTAGGTATTCAGGGAAAAGGCTGGGCAGTAATAGCAGCAGATTCCATGACTACCTATGATGACAAACCGTACTATGCAAAAGGTATGGATAAAATTGCTAAAAAAGGTGACTACATATTTGCCTTCTCTGGTGATGCCATTGCAGGCAACATAGCAAACTTTCTTTGGACACCACCTAAAGTTATTAAATCAATATCAATAGATACATTTATGCAGACCAAAGTCTTACCCTCTCTGCGTGAAACTATGAAAGACAATGGATATGAGCCAGATACAGTTAAAGATAAAGATGCTGGCTTTGATGCTCTTATCTGTTTAAACGGAATCATTTATGAAGTAGACCAAGATTATCTCTGGTCACGAGATGACCGTGGCTTATACGCAGTTGGTAGCGGAGGAAGCCTAGCCCTTGGTGCATTAGCCACTGGCTTTAGTAAGAACTCTATAAAAGCAGCAGAGTTTGCTGCTCGTAGAGCAATCAAGATTTCTGCCGACTACAACATTAGCGTTGGTGGAGATGTCAAAGTAATCACACAAAGGGGAAATACAAATGGCAATGGCAAAAAAACCATCAAAAAAAGCAGCGTACGCAGCGTACGAAAAAACTGAATCAAAGGCTGTAAAGGCTAAAGAACTTAAGAAAGGCGAGTCAAAATCAGAAAAGGCTCGTGAAATGAAAAAGGGCATGTCAATGCTTATGAAGAAGAAAGGCAAGTAAATGTGTGCAGTATGTGGATGTGGAACAACGGTAGTAAATCAAGATGACAATTATGGAACAATTAACCCGTATGGCATCCCAGCCCCTGCGGTCAATAATCCGACTACTCTTGGTGAAAAGTAATGGCAGCCAAAAAGGGGATGGGCTTTGCTGCTGCGCAAAAATCTATTGCAAAAAAGCAAGGAATCCCAATGAAGAACGCGGGTGCAATACTTGCTGCAGGCGCAAGAAAGGCATCACCTGCTGCTAAGAAAGCAAATCCAAATCTTAAAAAAGTTAAAGGCAAAGTTAAAAAGGGGATGTAAATGGCTAAATCACCAGCATGGCAGCGTAAAGAAGGCAAGTCACCTACGGGTGGATTAAATGCAAAAGGTCGCGCATCTGCTAAGGCTCAAGGTTCAAACCTAAAGCCACCTGTTAAATCTGGTGATAACCCACGCAGAGCAAGTTTTCTTGCACGCATGGGCAACATGCCTGGACCTGAGCGTAAACCAAATGGTGAACCCACTCGCTTGTTGCTATCGCTTCAAGCGTGGGGCGCATCATCAAAGTCAGATGCTAAATCAAAGGCTGCTGCTATTAGCAAGCGTAACAAAGGAAAAAAATAATGGCTAAAAAAGAAGTATGGGATAAACCTAATCCTAAGAAAAAATCAACACCATTATCACCTGCTGCTAAAGCATCAGCCAAGGCTGCAGCAAAAAAGGCTGGCAGAAAATATCCTAATCTTGTGGACAACATGAGAGCAGCACAGAAGAAAGGCAAGTAATTATGGCTACAGGCTATGCAGGCTCCACACTCCAAGCAGAACTTAATAGGCTTGCTAATGCTGGTACATATCCAGCCCGTACTTTATTTAAAGATGCCCAAGGTGCTGCTAATCAATACGCTGGCACAACTGGCTTAGGTCTTGATGCAGCGCTTAATTACAAAGCAGACTCAACTCGCACACGAGATAAGTTTAAAAGTTTAAACGCAGTATGTAATGAACTTGCTGGCACTACAGGCAAGTCAGCCGTATCAGCCTTAAGGAGCATTGACCTGTGAGCACCCTTGAACAGATTACTGACCGTGTAGATACGCTTTTACATGGCTACAGTTTAAACATGGAATCAACCACATGGTTGACTGGTGCTGTAACAACTACAACACAGACAACCATTTCGGTTAATGATGCAAATGTTGTAAGCCGTGGCTTTATCCAAATTGACGATGAAATTATGTATGTCAACTCTACTAATAACATTGACAATACCCTCACCCTTTCACCTTGGGGTCGTGGGCAGCGTGGCACAGTAGCAGCAGTGCATGACAACTCATCTAAAGTAATGGTAGCCCCATTATTCCCACGCTATGAAATCAAGCGTGCTATTAACGACACACTTAATGCAATGTACCCAAGCGTATTTGCCATTGGTCAATATCAATTCTCATTTATTGCTGCTCGTACAACCTATGATGTTCCAGATGTAATACAAAATATTTTGTCTGTAACTCACCATGTTATTGGTCCATCTAAAGAGTGGTTACCAGTGCGTGCGTGGCAATTAGATAGAACAGCAAACCCAACAGAGTGGGGCACAGGCGGTAACTTTGGACATACTCTTGGTATCTACTCACCAGTAGTACCTGGGCGTACTGTCAATGTGGCTTACTCAAAACGCCCAACACTTTTTGACATCTCACAATTACCATCAGTTACACAAGAATATTCAACGGTGACTGGTATGCCTGACTACTCAGAAGATGTAGTTGTCTATGGCGCAGCCTTTCGTATGATTTCTTTCTTAGACCCATCACGCCTTGGTGCGCTATCTGCAGAAGCAGATGTGCTTGATAACCAGCGTGGAGCACGAAGTGGTGAGAACGCAGCACGCTTCTTGTTTAATGTTTACAACACCCGTTTAAACGAAGTGGCGGAGAACCAACGCCGTCAATTCCCAATTCGTTCACACTACCAGAGATAAGGCAACCCCATGGCAGCAGGCGACCCAGGCGTACTCAAGCGGAACTTTTCCGCCACAGCGATTGAAACAACACTCGTTAACTCTATTTCATCAGCAGCAACTGGCGATACAACCACAAGCGTTTCTGTTGTGTCTGTTAGCGGTTTTCCATCTGTTCCATACACACT